ATGACGCACAATAGCGCCAGCAGAGTGAGCCTGAGCACCACTTACTGTATCAATACTTCTAGTAATAGTAAGAGTATTACCTGACGAATAATTACTTACATCAACAATTTCTTCAAGAGCAGTATCGGGATCAATAACAACAGTATAAGTTTCACCTACTGCAGGTGTTTTACCACCCATAAGGTTAGAACCAGAACCAACAGTCATAGTAGTATCGCTAGAAGTAATACCACTAGTTAAAGTAGTCTGTTGAGCACGAGAAGAATATTTTCTAGTTGTCATCTATTTGCCTATCAAAGACTATAATGGATACGAATAGGATACTTGTCTTGTTGTTTCTTTATTTCTTCATTTAACCGTTGATTAAACAAAGCATACACTTGCTTAGTAATAGAAGAAGAAGAACCAAAAGGACGCTTAGAATCAATCTCATCTGCTTGAGGACTAGTCATTGATGCACGCGCTGGATCAAGATTAGAAAGCAAACGATAAGTAGAACCAAGAATAATAAGATCTTTACAAGACTCAGGTAAACCAGTAACATCAGTAAACACTTGATTATTAATTGCTGTAAGGGTAGTGTAAGTTGCATTAATAGTAGTTGTAAAAGGTACTGGTTCTTTAGAATATACTATTTGAATAGTACGACCTGAAGGAATATTATCATAGATAGAAATAGTTTGACCACTATCAAAAGCAGTAGTGTTAGCATTATTATCTAAACGCCAAGAACGAATAGGTAGCCATTCTTTACTTGCACCAATAGTTTGATATGATACGCTAAGAACATCACGAATGTTTAAACTACTACCTGTAGTAGGTAATCTAAATGCTGACACAGCAGCATTAGAAGTAATAGTAGTTGTACCTGCAGCAAAAATAGAAGAACCGATAGAACTAATAGTATCATTAATAGTACGTTTAATACTAAATTTAGGAAAAGTAGAAGCAATAGTTGTCTTAGCACCAGCAGTATGTGCAGCAATAGTAGTGCCTAAGTATCCCCTACCATATGGAGAAACAGTTGCCGTGTTACCAACACGATCATAGTTATCTATCCAAATAAGTTCTTCATCAATTTCAATTACACCTTTACCAATACTATCAGTAGAAGCAAATTTAAGTATAATAGGTGCAGCAATAGTTGAAGCAGTTGCTGTTACATCTTCCGTAATATGAGTAGCACGATCTTGAACAAGAGTGTAACCAGAAAGATTTAAAGATACTTCATTAATCATATCATTTAAAGTAGTCATGAACTTATACTCCTTAATGCTACAGTAGCAGTCAAACCAGTAGTGCCAGCAAGTTCATTACACACAGCATTAAGTCCCTTAAATGCTGAAGGTTGCCTACTGGCATTGGCTTTAATGTTTAATGCAGCAAGAAGTCCACGACCAGTAGTACCAGCCCAAGCATTAGCAGCACCAGTGCTATCTTTCATATCAGTCATAGCAGGGTACGTGCCACCATTGGCTAGACGATTAAGTTCAGAACATAAAGTTCTACCCGCAGTACCCACTGTCATTATCTATACCCCGCAGTTTTCTTTGCAATTGATTTAGGTTGCTTTACAAATTGTTTGCCCTTAGCATTACCAGCAGCCTTAGTCTTATTAGTTGCTGCTTTCTCTGAAGGACTTAAAGAAGCCCAAGCAGCAGCAGGCAAATATCTTTTCTTACCTTCAGATGGTTTGCCGTCAGAGGTCTTCCACTTCTGGTCAGTCCAGTCTTTTAAAGACTTCTGAGACTTAGCCAATGCCATTACTTGTAACCTCCGCCAGCCTTTTTATATTGAACAGCAAGCAACTGAGCCTTACGAGCAGACCACTCACCAGGATCTCCACCCTTAGAGCCAGCCTTAATACTCTTAAATAAAGAGGCACGCATACCAGGCTTAGTATAATTACCAGCCTCATTTACTTTAGACTTAGCCTTAGGCATTATTTACTCTTATTCCTTTTAGATATCGCTGCCGCTTTAGACTTAGCATCAGCCTTAGAAGATGCTCCCCAAGCATTAAGTGAAAGGAGCAGTCTTGTTGGTTCCCCATTAGGCTTACGTTCAGGTCCAGGCATACCACCCATGCGTGCCAAGAACGAGGCTCTACGGGGGTTGTCGCCGCTTTTTACGGGTGCCTTAAGGTTGGATCCTTGTGCTTTGGCAGAAGCCCGTCCACGGGCGTTTAAACCACCTTTTGGATTTTTGCCTTCTTTGCGTTGCCAAGCAGGAGTAGACATAAATTACCTTACTTTGATGGTCGTTTACGAAAATCTTTAATTTCAGATTTTTGATATCTAGCAATTTGTTTAGGGGAAGAATCTTTACCCTGACGAATACGTTCATTGCTTTTTTGTGAAGCATAACCAGGATGACTTGAGTATGCAAATACATCTTGTGAAGACATTTTTGGATTTGCTGTTTTAATCATATCAATTTTATCTTTTTGATATTCACGAGCAGCATTACCTTTAGAAAGTTTTGCAGTTGCTGCTTTCATGCCACGAGCATTACCCTTAGCGGTACCAAGTTGTTGTTGACTAGGAATTGTTTTTTCTTTAGGAAAACCATCTAATGGATTATTTTTAGGATTAACTCTAACATCACCAGTACGAGTAGACGGTTGTGGTTTTGCACTACCTTGACTACCTGAAGCCTTAAACTGATTATTGTTAAGAGGCACACTATTTTTTACAGGAGCATAACCAGTAGAACCTGATTTATAAATAGGTCGCACATTAGAACCAGCCTTACCAGCAATACCAGCACCAGTACGAGCACCACCACCAATGCCTGCTCCACCACCAGTACTATCGGGTCTATCTAATCTAGCCATTATTTACCCTTCACTTTCTTCAAATTAGGATTATTTTTTTTAGCAGCAGAACTAGCCTTGCGAGCACCAGCAGCCAAAATAGCACCAGCATTCTTTAAAGGAATACCTTGCTTCTTAGCAATACTTTTCTGTGCAGCAGCAAAACCCATACCCTTAGCCATATCATTTACCTTTACTATTATATATTATTAGTTAGTATTATTTTTATTGAAAGCATCATAATAATGTTCATCCATATTGAAACGCTTCATATGACCAACAGTGGCACCAGTATCACACCACAAAGGAACCTCAGCCTTATTAACAACAGCAAAGAAATAAATATCCTCACCAGTAAATTGCTTACCAGTTCCCACCTCAGTGAAGAAAGGAACACCAGGCAAAGCCTCTTTAATACGAGTAATCACATTACGATGCATCAAACAAAAACCCATACCCGCAGCACTCACTTGCATAAAAGTATCCTTAGGCAAAGGATCAAGCCGCCTGATACCCACACCATCATCAGTATCAGCAAACTCATATACAGTAGCCAAAGGCTGCATCAAAGGCTGCTCAGGTTCATTACTAGTAAAATACACACCAGTCAACAAAGGAAACTTTTCAGCATCACGATGTGCCCACAGTTTAAGAAACTTATCTGGAGTAATCATAATGTCTGAATCAAGCCACAACAACCAATCAGATTTATTACTATCATACCAATGATTAATTAACAGTTCACGTTGACGAGCAATCTGATTACCATATGCCCTAAGTGAACCACAGAAATTAACACCAGAATTTATGAGAGTGTCTACAACACCTTCCATAAACTTGCCATCAACCATACCGTTGTCGCACCAGGCTACTGCTAAGGTTTCTTTCTTTTGCTTAGCCATCGTCCCCTACCTTGGTTTACTTGAAGAGTTGGTTTACTGATTTACCAGACTTGCCAGCAATACCAGCAGTAGTGCGTGGCGATTTTGGTTTTACACCAGTGTTAACTAATTTATCAAATTCTTTTGAAGGTAGATACTTTGGTTTACCAAATTCAAAACCTTTATCTCCACCAAATTTTACTTTATTATTATTAACATCAGCCATTACTTGCTCTTTGCTTTTTTCATAGGTTTAGATTCCATCTTTTGACCAGTCTTTGCTGCAGCCTTCTTAGCAGCAGCCTTACCCTTAGCAGTATAAGGAAATTTCATATTACCAACAGTAGGCATTATTTACCCTTCTTAATCTTAGCAGCAAGAGCCTTATCCATTTTAGAATCAACCTTAGCCGAAGGCTTCTTAGCATCCATCTTACTATCAGCCTTTTTAAATGCAGCCTTCTGAAAAGGCTTCATGTTTTTCATAACTTTAGCATCCTGCTTCTTATCTGACATCTTAGCCACTAGATTCCTGCTTCCTTTAGTTCCTTCATAACATGAGCCGTACGTTTATCTAACTTATTTGCTCTTACCATAGTATTAGCATCATAAGCAGAACCCAAAGTTTCTGAAGCCTTATGTGCTTCCACAATATTTTTCATAGAAGTACCAGCAGGTTGAATACCCTGTGCTCTTGCATCACGATAAGCCTGTAACTCACCATCCCACTTCTTAGTAGCCATACTCTTATTACCAGAAGCATCACCAGAATTAGTTTGAAGAGTACTTATTTTACAACCAAAACATCCCTCAACATATTCAGGATGTTCACGTTCCCTATGTAAAAACATTATTCCACCGTAAAATTAGTAGCAGTAATACCAATATTAGCAGCAATCATTGCAGTACGAATAGCATCAGACACACCAGTATGAATACAACCACCCATATAATAGGCAGTATAAGTCTTAAGATCATCTTCAGAAGGATACTGCGTTAAAGAATAAACACCACCATCATTAATGACAGTATAACTCTTAGTGCGTTGTTTAAAAAATTGATGCAACCTATGTCCACCTATAGGTCCTTGTTCAAGGGTAGGTGTAAGGAATGTATATGTAGCCAATCTATCTCCTTAATTTAAACATAGAAAGACAGGGAAGGATCGCCCCCCTGTCTAACTATCAATCAACTATGAAGCGATTGAAGAACCAGACTCAATACGGTACAAGGCTTCTTCGCGGTAACGCTTGAAACCAAGAACACCGTACCAACCCATCGGACGGAAACGCATCAGTTGGTCAATGACCGGACCAATAACTACGTGTGGCTCTTCAGCAACCGCCTCCGCAAGTCCTTGCTGTCCAGCAAGAATAGTGCGGTAGTTGCGTGCGCTTGATGCACCATCAGTAGTATTGTACATACGAGGAGACTCAACGAAGTAAGCACCTTCATACGTACCGATTTCTCCAGCCCAAATACTGTCCTGTGAAGAACCGTATTGATGAGGAAGGAGCCAGCCAGAAGCACCCGTTTCTGCACGAAGATCGTGTGAAACTTCAGGGTGAATACCGCACCAGTAGAGTGCGTTCTTGCGTGGGACAGACTTACCGGAACGCAACTTAGCAACAGCCTTACGCAAGTTAGCGGAAGTAATAGTTGCTGCAGCAGTAATTGTTGCAGTCGAAGTCGCAGTAGCACCAGCATAAATTACGTTGGTTCCGCCACGAAGTTCTGTTTGTGCAACAGTATCAATCGAGCCAGCAAGGTTGAATGCAATGATGTTAGCCACGGCTGGATCTACGTCAGCAAGGCTGAAGAGTTCCAACGCACGGGTAACAAGAACCGAGTTACCATACTCAGCGAGAGTAATGGTAACAGAGGTTGGTGTACTGATAGCAACAGAGTCACGCTCAGTTGCTTCAGTGAGAGCAGTTGCCTGCTCAGAAAGATCCTGATGGATCTGAAGAACTACAGTTGAGCCAGGATTCGCCAATTTGGCAGGGCGCTTGTCAGCAACACTACGAATAAGCGGCTCCGAACGCAATGCAAATTCTAGCAAACGGTCGTATGCTTTTTGTACTAAACCAGCGCCACCAGCGGTTCCGCCGAGGGTACTTGATCCCGTACTTGTATAGGCATTAGCCATTGTTCGTCACCTCCAAAGGTGATAGGAAATTACTATGGATTATTGTTGAGAGTAGATAAGATCAGTGAGTTCTTCAGCGGAAGCCGCATTTAAAACTCGGTTCAATAAATCATCTGCTCTACCAGGAGTCGTACCCAATTGAGTAATAACATCTTGTTGACGCAATGCAGCAAGATTAAGTTCTTTCTCTTCAGACACCTCGGGTTGAGTCAATCCAAATAGATCACCGTTATCTTCGAGCCAGTTATTTACTGACTCCTCGTTAACTTCATCTAAATCTTTAAGAATCAAACGCTGTGCCTTAGGGTTAACGCCCCTTTTTTCTAGGACTTCTTTGACTGTACGCTCACGCTGCGACTTGGATAAACCCTCAAGTTGCTCAGTAAGTTCCTTAATACGTTTCTCATCAGAACGCTTGGCTTTGCGTAACTTTTTAAGTAAGTCACTACCATCCATGTACGTTTCAGTTTCAGTATCGAGGTCGTCATCGTCATCATCCCAATCGTTGTTGCTCATAGCAACCCACCCTTTTCTATTTGTAGTAGTCGCAAGCCTCAGATTCCAATCGGGGAATTGGTCTGGATCTCACTACCAGTCTTATACGCTATGTGGGCTGGTCGGTCACATAGGAGTTTATTAGTATTGTCCAGCAGAAGTATTATTTAAAGAATAATTTTTACTAGCAAAAGCAGTATTTGTTTGACCACTATCTGAACTAAAAGTACCACGCTCTAAAGAAGCAAATCTTTTACGCTTTGCAGCAGCAGAAGCATTCTTATCCAAGAACTCACTTTCAGCCATTTGTTGAGTGTAACCACTACCAGACTCTTGATAAATATCAGAAAGTTTTTTAGTAGTAGGAAGAACATCAGCAACATTTTGATAACCAAGACTTACTTGCTCATCAGTTAAACCAGATTTAACTAAACTAGAAGCGTACGCTTCAGAAGGAGCCATAGCACCCTCAGTACCAGCCAAGACATTAGCAGCAATACCACCAAAACGTGCAGCATTAGCCTTAGCCTCTAACTTCTTAGCAGTTTCTTCAGGACTAAGAGCAAACTCAATAAGATTTAAATCAGTAATACCATAATACTCTTTAGCCATACGTTTAGTAGCAGCATTAGCATTCTGAATTAAATCAACAGCAGTATCAATACGATTTTTAAACTCAACAGTATCAATATCTTTTGCAATATAATCAGCAAAAAGAGCATTGTTTTTATTACGATCAGTACTCAACATAGTACCAAGACCATTATTTCTTAAAGTATTTTCATAAGATTTTTCCATAGCAAGATACGTGCCTTCGTCAATAACATTTAAACCTTGTTTAAGACGGGCAGTATTACCTGCAAACCTTTTAGCATAACCAATAGGATTGCCTTGAGCATCTTTATTATATTTATCACTAGTTTTTAAAAGAAGAGCAGCCTCATTAGCACCAACACCAGTCCTCATCATATCCTCAAGAGGACCATACAAATCTTCTAAACCATAGTTACGAAAAATTTCTTTAACTAAAGCATAAGCATCTTTAGTTTCATCACTAACTGGTGGTTTATAAGAAGATCCAGTTGATACTGTTGACATATCTGAGTTATATGGATCATCCCCACCAGGACCACCCATATCCTTAGGACCACCAGCAAGAGTTACACCACCAGTAACAACTATAGGTTTAGCAGCCTCTAAACGATCTGCTTCAACCTTATCTGCAGCAGCCTTTTCCGCAGCAATCTTAGCAGCAGCAGCCTTGGCTTTAGGATTACCAGCAAGCAAAGTATTATACTGTGCAGTCATCTCAGCAAGTTGTCGTTGAACATCAGTATTAGCAACAGCAGCCAAAGGAGCAGAAGGTGCATCAGTAGCAAGATTAGTAATAGCACGAATTCCAGGTGATTGAGCAACTGGATTTAAATTTTCTTCTTTAACTCTAGCCACTTAACCCACCAACCCAAAAGATTGTAAAATATTATTAGCCATTTGAGCAGCCCTATCATGAGCACCAGCAGTAAACCTATAACGAGGATCTTTATATAAAGAAAGATTATAATCAGTAATACTCATTAAACCTTTAGGATCATGCAAAGCATTTTGAATATCAGAATCCATTATATCAGACTGAGAAGCAGGCAACTCAAGAATATTCATTTTACTACGTTGATACTGTTGAGCAATATCAGCAACAGTACCACCACCACTAATATGATCCTTAAGATTTTTATACATTGTCATAGAAGTTTGACGAATGCGTTCCTTCTGCTTATCAAGAGAACTACCAGGAGTTAAAGAATCTGCCACATAACTTAAAGCCATTGCTGGATCAAGTTTAATACCATAAGCATTCCCATATGCTTGCATATCACGAATATCTTGAGCAGCCTTACCACCACCAGAAATAACTTTATCAATATTAGTACCAGTTAAATAAGGTTTAGCAATTTTACCAGCAATAACAAGACGATCAGTATCAGTAAGAACAGAACCAACATTAACAACACTACGAGCAGCACCTTCACTATCACGAGTAACAGTTTGATTAGCAACTGCTTTATTTTCTGCTGCATGTAACTCTTTAAAGTATTCATCACGTTCATTTTGTGTAGCAGAACGACCAAGCAATCCATTAAAGTATCCATTAACAAGAGTATCAGATTCAGTACGAGTACTAAAATCAATATTTGAAGTAGTCTTAGTTAAATTAATACCAGACTTTTTTTGTTGACTAGCAATAAAAGACTCAATAGTACCAAAATCTTTTTTATTTTCAAACTGATAACCCTGAAGACTAGTAACACTAAAATCATTAATAGAAGCATCAAGACCAGCAATATAGTCATTAGTTTTATATTGAGTAGAATTAATATAACCAGAAGCAAGCAAAGACTTTTTTAAATTATCTATACCATTTGGTCCAATAGACTTTAAATATGCTGCACGAGCCATAGCAATAGTGCTATAAGGTTGTTGATTAATTTCTACTTTTTGTCCAGGGAAAATAGTATTAGGTTTAACTGGTATAAAATAAACAGGTTTAGCATTAGTGTCTTGAATAGAAAGACTACCATTGGTATCAACAATTGTAAGATTTTTTAAATAAGGATCAGTATTATCTGCAGTAGGTACAACATTTTTAATTTCAGATTTCTTTTTACCAAGATTAGCAGCAGCAGTCTGCGCTTCCTTAGCAGCAGTAACTTTATCCTGTGCCTGTTTTAAAGCAGTAGGATCATTAAGATCTTTAGCCTTATTATATTCATCTGTTGCAGTCTTAAATTGTTTATCTGCTTTTGTTTTTGCTTTAACAGAATTTTTAGATTGAGTTTCAGCAGCAGTTAAAGCATCAAGATTCTTTTTAGCAGTATCAACTTTATTTTTTGCTGCATCTAATGCTACTTTATCAGACTTGTATTGTTTTAAAGCAGCATTATATTCATCTGAACCACGAGGATATTTTTTTATACGAGTATAAGAACCATAATCGCCATTAACATTTCTTTCAATATAACCATATTCTATACCTGCTTGATAATATGCTTCTTTTGCAGCAGCCAACTTATCAGAAGAATTTAGATCAGCCATAATTAAGAACCCTTCTTCAAAGCAACATAACTGTCACGAGAATAGAAATCAAGAATAGAACTAAAGATAGCGCGATTAGCCTCAGTAACATACAAGTCACCCGCCATAAGGTCACGCAAATTAGCCTCCACTTGTGCTTTACGATCACGTTTTAAATCAGCAAAATTAACAACATCTTTCATACTGGGATCAGAAGCAAACAACATAAAATCTTTAATTATTTTAATAGCAAGATTCATTCTCTGACGAGTACCAGGATCAATAGAAGTATTAGGATTAGAAACAATTTGCTCAACAGAAGCAAGCAACTTACTTTCTGCACCAATCTGATTACCATCACCAATCAAAGCCTTAGACAACAAAGGATTAGAAACCTTTAAATTATCACGAGTAGCAGTACTATCTTTAATGATCTGAGCACGTAATTCAGGATCAGAAGTATTAGACAATGCTTCTTTTTCTAAACGAGCCACATTATAATATGCTTGTTTATCTTGAACAACAAGCAAATTAGTATAATAGTTTTCTAAAGAAACACTCTTAACAAGACCAGCCGCCTCAAGCCAAGCATAAGAAGAAGCATTAAACTTACCCACATGAGGAGCAAAAATATAAGCAGCCTCACCATAAGTATTGATCAAAGACTTATTCTCAATAGCCCAATTCTGTAACTCAGTAGTATTCTGAACAATAACCCGTGTTTGCTTATCAGTACGAGCAACCGTATACACTAACTTATTAGGGTTCTTACCAATAAAAGTAGCCAAAGCCAACTCATAAGGATCTTGAACATCACCATACTTGGCATTGTTTTTAGCAATACCTTGAAGAATATCAAAGAACTCAGGACGCAAACCAGTAATACCTACCTTACGTAGATAACCTGGAAGGTCAACACCTTCCTGCATGCTAGGTGAAACAGGTGAAATTAAACCAAGGAAGTTACGCATAGCCAAAATGTTATGTGCGCTAATTCTAATGTTCTTAAGATACTTAGCCTTGTCTTCTTCACTAGCATCAGCCTTAAGGAAAGTTCCATGAGCAGCATTATAAGCCATAGCCTGCTGTGCAGCAGTAACTTCTTGACGACTCTTCTCTGTGGGGTCAATTATTGCCCACAACTTTTGCAAACTAGCAGGAACAATAGCCTTAGTCACATCAATATTGTCACCAATACTACCTAAAGCAAAACTATCAACAACTTGTGCAGCCTTTTTACCAGGTTGATCAAGTAGCCCACCAAAGATTGGAATCTTATTAACATTACCAAGAATGCTTTGAATAGCAACTACACCAAGACCAGCAACAGGACCAGACAAAGTGGGCAAACCAGCATCTTGAGAAAATGATGGGTTAACCATACGCAATTTAAAAGTAAAATCATTAAACATAGGTTGGCTATAGCCAGAGTTGCCAGTTAACTTACGAATAGTAGCATCAGTAGCCTTAAAGATAATACTATCAGTAGGCATAATAACATACTGTTCACCATTAATATCTTTATAAACAGCACCACTAGCATCTAAACCTAAGTGTGCTAACCTCATACGATAAAGTACACGCAATGGTACTTCTTTCATACGAAAGATACGGCGTTGAAAATCTTCAGTAGCCCGATAGTAACGTCCAAGAGTACGTGAACTAAAAGCAAAGTTGCTTCGTATTGCAGGGTTATCAGCATACTTAAGCACATGATCTGCTGCTTCACGGGTTAAGATTTCTGTAAAACGTTTTTCTGTAAAAGACTTTGCTATCTCTTCAATTTCAGAAACGGATTTCTTAGCACTTCCCTTGGCTGCTACATTTTTTGCAGTAAGTTCAGCAACCATATCTTTATGATACTGTCGTTCAATACCAGCATATTTTTTACGCAAAGAAGTATAAGTAACCATTACTGCAGGCTGACGGAAAATAGCATTTACTTGACGGTCCATTGATTCCATCATTTTATTGCCATACTTTTTCCATACAGAAGGAATGTCAGTAAGTATATCAAGATCAATGTTAGTTGAAACATCACCATTAATACGATGGTTTATTGTTGCAGTACGAAAATCATCTATACCAATACGAGAAACAGCCTTTGTCCAGGGCTTGCTTACATTAGTAACAGCAGTAATATTATTATGATTTGAACGAACAATATCCATTAATGCTTGATTATAATTATTTGCACCACCATGAAAAGTATTATACATATCAACAAGTTGACGACCTACTTGATCACGTACGATAGCAACATCATCAGCACCTTGTTGTAATAACTCTTGACTGCGACCAGACATTACTTTAAAAGCATCAACAGCCTTTTGGTCAAAGACTACATATTTATTAAGACGATCATCCCAACGAACACCAGCAGCACCAGCAAGTTCATCAATAGCACGCTCAAACCATTCTTGAGGTTTTCCATTAACAACTATATTAGAATTTTGTCCAGGTTTAAGAGCGTTGTTTCTTAAAAATACTTCAGTAGGATCATAAACATATTGACCATATTTTCTAGTTGCACCACCAAAAGTTTTAACAAACCGCTCAAAATGTACAATACTTAATTGCATATCATTAAGTCTTGCACTTGATACTGTTTGAGTTCCAGGTGACATTTTAAGACCTAAATCAGCCAAAGCCTTATCAAGATTACTTGGAGTAATCATTGCAGCAACAATGTCTTCACCAAAATTACCAGACAAACCACTACGAGCCACAAGAGATTGTGCAACAGAAGTTAACATATCAGGTGAATGAACTAATCCTTGAAGCAAATATCCCATGCTTTCATCATCAAGCATTTTGCTAAATAATTTTTCAGCATGTTCCCCAATAGCCAAACGCTTTTCCATATTACTTAAATCTTCAGGATTAATACCTTTACTTGTAGCAAGTGCTTCAATAATTTCTTTACGTTTTTCAGAAGAAATAGCATCATAAGTATTACCACCAAGCATTTTACTTAATGCTGCTTTAATAGGACCAGTTGATTCTTTAGAACCAGTAAAAGCAGTAGATACTTTACCTAAACGATGACCCTTACGAAGAGCGTAATCAAGTAGATCTTTACCAGGTGCAGTTAAAATAAACATTAAACCTTCGTCAATAGCACTACGAATACCAAGACGAGGAAACAAAGTAAGAACAGACCAAGCATCAACCATTTTACGGGCAAAATCGCTACTAGTAGCACCACCCATAGCATTCATAATGTTCTTTTTAGATTTAATTTGATAAGCAACCTTAGCAATTTCAGCATAAGGCAAAGAACCTATAGCATGAGTTGACTGCCAAATTTGAATAGGATTATCACTATTAAGAATAGGAACATTGTTTTCTAATTTAATGCTATTAGGGTCCATAAATTTAGCATGTTCAGCATTAATTTCAGTTTTAGATACAGTAGTAAAACCTACCTTATCACCAAACTTATCTCGCAAAACACTTTCAATAAGTTTTTCACCCTCAGGATGACCATTCAAACCATGCTTCATCATAATAGAAGCATAAAGATTACGAACAATAACAGCCTGTTCATCAGCCTTAGATTCAAGAAACTTTGTTGTCATAAAATTAGCAAGATCACGAGGCAAAAGTTGACGAGCAACAACATTAAAATTCTGTGCAGTCTCAATAGCATTCTCACCAATCTTAATTTCAAGACCAGCAGGACTACGTGCAGCCAATTGACCTAACTTTTTAAGACCTTTAATTTCTTTTTGAATACCCAGAATTACTGGATTAGAAGCAAGATCATCAAGTGATTGACCAGCCTTTAAAAGAACATCATGAATATCATTACCCTTGGCTTCAAGTTCAGCAATGCTACGTCCTTGAATATTTAATCTACCAACAGTTTTAGAAGTAGTAGGATTAAAAATACTATCTAAAGCAACAAGCATACCATCAGACATGTTACGTGAACGCTTAGCAACAGCAACACCATTGCGATAATATGTTACACCATCAACACGACCCGATAGCATAAGGTGTACATTTTGTGCTTGTTCAAAAAAGTTTTTAGCAGATTTAGCATCATGAACTTTGCCACGCGAAAGAGTATCAATAACTTCACGATTACGATACCCAGGAAATTGTCTAGCAATCTCATCATAAGCAACAGTTTTTTCTGCAGTAGTTGTTGCATCAGAATAATTTTTGATAGCAGGACCAAGTTCATTTTCCCACAATTGATTAACGCGACGATTTTGCATAACCTTGGCAACACCACCAGCAAGATCACCAGCATTGGCTGCTTCAGTAATAGTTTTAGAAAGCCTTTCACCTATAGTAAATGCTTTACTACCACCACCAGTAAGCCAAGTTAAAGGATCAATTGCTAACTGATAAACAAAATCTAGTACACCAGAAACATTTTTAGTTGTACCATCAATGTAATCTCCATGCAAACCACCACTAGCCGGTGGCTTGTCATCCATCATGCGTGCAATATCACGACCAGGACTTACTTGAGCGTATTTAACACCATCTAAAACTTGACGAAAATCATTAGGCTTATCAAATGCTTTAGTAATAGAAGCAAGTATTTTATTATCTACCTTGCCGTATTCTTGAATTATTTCACCAGGAGTTTTACCACCCAAAAGACCTCTGGCTACAGCAACGTCTTCGTTTCCAAACATAGAGGTTGCTTCTTTAAGAGCCTGTGTGTCATAAATTTCTTTGCCATTCCAAGCAGCAGACCAAACTTTTTTACTAAAAAAAGATTGACCAGTTTCTTGAGATTGACGGATAGCAAGATATGGTGAATTAATAATACGATTATAATCATGTGCTAAAGAAAACAAACCAATAAGAGGACTAGCAATAACTTTGCCAACAGCCTTAATGGCACCCCATACTTTATTTCCAGCATCAGGAGGAGGTGTTAAATAAGACGCATCTTTAAAAAGAAATTTCATTCCATCTTTAATACGAGAATCAAGTTTATCAAATTCACTACGAGCAATATCAGGATTAAGTTTATTTAACTCACGATGCTTTTTAATAGCAAAACTCATCTGTTCAACTTGGTTTAATCCAGTTGAATCAAGACCGGCTTGCTGAGCAGCAGCATAAATATTAGGACTTACCTCAGCAACAACTGGGTTCAGGATTTGCATTATCCAAGACCACTATCTTGAATAGATCTATAAATCAATTCTGCTTCACCTGAAGGATCAAACTGAGTAAGTTGTTTAATAGTATCAATAAAAGATGGAGTGTAATTGCTCATTCCATACATTGCTTCAGAACCAGCACCAGCACCCATATCAATACCATGAGTAATAGGACGATCAGGAAATTGAGTAGGAGCATTAAGTGGTATGGCTGTAGACATTTGAGGTACAGGATTACCGGCTAAAGGAGCACCACTTTGTTGCTCAGCCATAGACTTATTAAATCCATAAGCACCACCAGTATAAGATTGTTGAGGTTGAGTCATACCTTCAGTTGCCCCACCATCAGTACGTTGAGATAAAGCACCAGGTCCCGAAACTGGTGCTGGATTATTAGGTTGTTGATATCCACCTTGTTGTGATGCCATATTACTTGTCATCCTCTTCTTCTTCGTAGTCATATGCTTCCGCATAACTCAACATGCCTTGCGCTAACCAAGGTGTCATGGAGTCACTACTTAATGTATGTAAATATCTTACGCCTTCAAAGTCTGCCCATTCAGTAATCATAATCCAATTAGTACAGATTTGATTATGACCATTAGGGTCAGTGTCAGCAATTTGTTTTATGGCTTCATCTACTTTATTTTTAAAGTCGTCCCCTGCCATGATCTATCTCCTATACTGCTCTTTGCCGACTTAACCTTGCTGTTGATTGTGTTTGACCAGTACCAGTAAGAGAACTTAAAAGTGTTTGAAGTTCGGGTCTTTGTGGTGGTGCTTCTTGACCTTGAGGTGCAACACCTCCCGCTGGAGCGCCAGGAGCAGAGGGGACGGGTTGCTCAACTGGAGATGCCCCAGCAGGAGGCGCAGGCGGAGTGAAGACATCTTCAATAGCATCTTCAATTGCTTTACCTTGTTGACGTGCTTTAATTACCCCAGAAATTTTACGAATAATATCTTCAGGATTACCACCAGAAGCAGCCATCTGAGGAATAGCCTGCGTATAGGCTTGCAAAGATCCAAGCAAAGCATTACGCATGTCTTCAATCTCAATTTTTTCTTGCTCAAGAGTTACGTTAACATTGAAAGGAAGTTCCCTCATAGCCAAATCTTTAGAAATAAGTTTACCACCCAAAGCCTGCAACATAAAAATAAGACCCTGTGCTGGGTTTAAACCAGCAAGCATACCATATCTTACATCAGCAGAATAGTCTTCTTTAATATCTTTTGAAGGTAGATACGTAATAACGTAAGGAGATCCAGCATCTACACCACGAATAGTTTTTTCTTCATTGAAAAACTTTTCATCAATTTCAAAACATATTTCAATAACATCACGTAATGCTGCAGAAAAAATTGCTTGAGCAGATTTAATTTGAGTATCAAATGCACCCAGGAGTGCTTGTACACCTTGACCAGTAATAACACTAGCGTTAACATTACCTGTCCGTGATTCAGGATAACGAGCACCCACACGAAGTTCTTCATTAAGAATTTGTTGTTCAGTAAAAGCACCTTGAGGTAAAGTTAACTCTACTCTGCGAACACCGGCAGGGTTTGCTGTACGAATAACAGCATCGCCACCCAATTGAAGTTCTTGAACATCTTGAGGTAAAACAATTGGTGCTTGTACTGATTTTTCTGCTGCTTCCATTGCAAGTAATGCAAACCTATTTCGGAGCAACTGGATACCAAGTACATCATCAAACTGTCCACGTAATTCATTATCTACCGTTGGGCGGCGAGCAATAACAACATTGATTCTATCAAGTAGATTATTTGCTTGAGATAAAACTAAATTGTTTTGTGCAGGCATGTAAAGAACAGATTGATCTTTATCATAGTAACGTATTAATTCTACTTTACTATTTAAATCCCTACTATATTTTTCTTTACCCAACAGTTGATCTTCATACTCTGGGAATTGTGAAACCACTTCTCCAAGAGTTAAAGAGTATTTTTTTGCAAAAGCAACGCAACGTCCATAGCGATCAAATTCAGGATAAGCACCTATCGGATTTTCTATGCGAATACGTGGCAATTTTTTTTCTTCGTCCAACTCTATAATGAATGGAACGAAACCATATGTAATGTACATATCTGCACCAGAATACATTGCTACCTGGAGATCAGAATGACGGAAATAGTTTGATGCAATACGTGTACGCTTGTCAGCAAATTGACGTGCACGATCAGATACTTGATTTGCTGCACTACAGTTAATAGATGGTAATGGTGCTATTACTTCAGATAAGTCTCGTGCAACAATATCAATAAAGTTAGCAACAACATTTTGATCTATACCTGAAGGAAAAAATTTTGGATATACCTCAGAAATACGACCTTGACGTACAGTAAGGACATCAAAGTTAATAGAATCACGTTTGGCTGCACGCAACCTTAACGATTCTACTTTATGTTGTATCTGTTGTATAGATAACATTAATTATTTCCTTATCGGTAAATTTCATTCCATTGATCAGAAAAGGCTTCATCAAGATTGATTGCAACCCTACGATCTGTCTGCGCTTGAGTTGACCAACGGTTATAAACAAACTTGGCAGCGTTAGATGACTGTTGCATCATTTCTCTTGCCCTAATGACAGCAAACCATAATGCCATTACACAGTCTGTTTTACCTTTTGTTTCGGGTTTCCAGGTAAGTAGTTGTTGTGTTAATGCTTTAATGCCTTCCGATCCTTCACTTGAAGGAAGTTCAATAAGGTTGTTCTTTTGAAACTTTTCTTCCCGTATGGTTCCAAAGAGCATAGACATAGAGGCAATACCGAATGAGGTGTCCCATTTGTTTTTGCCTGTAAAGTGAGCGTCAAGCCGTACGCCGCGTGCAGCAAACCAGTTTCGTAGATCTTCATCTAAAGAGTATGCTTTCTGATGGGCGTTGATTTCAATACGAAATTCTTGTGGATTGTATCGTGTCACCATGTCTTCCATCATGGCACGAATTTTTTGTGGAGTAGGTTCAGCCATGTTAACACAATCAAGGACGTATAGTTTACCGTCTGCTCGATTGTATGTTAATGCTACAAAAGCAGCATGTCCTGACATGGATGGATCAAAACCAATAATGGTGTAACCCTCAACGTGTTGAGGATGACCTACCGCGCCAGACTTAAGTGGACCTTTACGGCGCATACTGTTAGTTGAACCATTAACTAAAGCAGGTGGAAATATAGAATCTTCTTGTATATCTTCTTGCTGGTAGACTAGCGCCCAAGTGGAAGGGGTTACTTCGCTTCGTCTTTTGAATAGGGTTTGCCCATCCCATTTGGGGAAGAAGCCGTTTTCCTGAGGAGTAGTATCATCCCCATCCCACGGTACGTCCGACTCTTTCCATAAAGTAACCCAGTCTTGCGGTTTTTCCGCATACTCCAATACCGCAGGCATGCCCATATAAGTGAAAGGAGTTTTACCACCAGACCAGTGTTTAGGGTTTCTGAGTTCTTTGTAAAGGTCATTTGCTGCAATGCGTGTCCCTACCACTAACAGTTTACCGTTTTTACCTAAACGGGTAATAACTTCTTTCTGTAACCAATCTAATTGCTTTTCCCACTCATGAGCATTAGCAGTAGTGATAACGTCATCCAAGATAATGAGGTCAGCACGAGCACCATAGATCTGTCCACCCATGCCGAGTGCTTGGAGGGTAGGGTCTTTCTCTGAAGAATTACGCGCATCGCCGCCGAGGTATACTGTATCGGTGCGCCAAGTATCAGCGTCCTCTTTCCACCCGCCCTCAGGACCATATGCGGTCTGCAGTTTGAGCCAGCGGGGATGGGACAACCGTTGCTTAATGGCATACACGAACTCGCGTGCTTTCACCAAAGTCTTCGACACCACAATGATACGAACATTGGGATCAAGGGCGATGCGGTAAGTAGAATAGTTAACCGTAATCACCGTAGACTTGGCATGTTCTGGAGGAACATTAACCAACAACCGTGACCGTTCCCCAGGCTCATATATCATAGAAGGATGAACCCAAGAAGGTTCCCTGCCCTCTAACAGATCAATCCAATCCTGATGATGCGGAAAGACCGTTTGATCCAAAAAGGCTTTACTGAAGTCCTTAAAAGGAATAGAATCCTTTTCCACACCCATAGCATCAAAAGATTGCTTCTCACCCAACTCCTTTGCCGCAGCCAAATCAGCAGCAAACTGAGGATCCCTCACCAACCATTGACGCACTGTATCCGGCTTCTTACCAGCAGCCACCATAGCCGCATGCACCGAAGTACCAGCAGCCACATGAGCCAAAACAGAAGCCTTAGCATCCGCCACAGATTTCACCAAATGGTGATCCCCGCCAGACTTAAAACCCATCGTGACCCCCTTAGGACAGAACTTACCCATCCTATATACAGAACAGACTGTCACAGATATAAAAGCAAGACTCTAAAAGGCTTGCTTACAAAAACAACCCTACATCTATATTAATCCGTTCAAACACCTAAAACGAACAAAAAGTGATACAGATCACAAAACAGAATATATTAAAATAGGACAAACTATACCCCAGTCACTATACCCCCAAATAATTATAGACAGAGATACATGTATACATTAGCGTGTCCGTTAACATACCTAGGGTCAAAGACTGTCAGAACAGACTGTCAGCCATGCTGACAGACATACCTACTGAGGTGCAGTAGAGATCTGTCTGCTTGGCTGTCTGGAGGGGTAGTTAGTTTGTTAGTGACTATAAACTTTTTTTATGTCTGCCGGTTACTGTCTGACAGGGGTTCCTGCCCGAAGGCTGGCGAGTCTAACGCCTCGCCTGCGAGGTATGGCGAGTCTAGCGCCTCGCGCATACTCGACTTGCCTTCAGGGGAACCATGCTCCCGCGCTATCGGGCGTGTCAGGAGCAGCCTTATCTCACATTCGTGAGATGGCTTGACACACCACGAGCGCGTTCGCATCTGTCAGACGGCAGGTTATCTACTACTACGGAACTCCACTGTTTCGTTGTCAAGGGTACGGAACGGGGAGCGCAGAGCGCTCCTTATTTATTTCAGATAGTCCGAACCATGATTTGCCCCACACCAAAAACGGGTGTGCGACAAATCACAGTCCGAAATTATGACTATCTGAAATACCCGTTCCTAGCATGCTGACCCCCAAAAGGGTCAGCCCTTGACAACAAAACAAAGCGTGCAGTTCCGTAGATCGCGGACTGAAAAGATACAAACAAGGAAGGTGCAACATGAACTGGATTGACAACTTTGAGGAAGGTATGACCATCCACACTATGACATTGGTCGAATATCTTAAGTCGTCGGTTGATGATGGTACTAATGAAAACGATAGTGCATGGGAGCGTGATGGTCAGTATGGGCTGCACGGATATCTTTGCGATCTCGTACAGCCCAGTGGTCATGACTGGACAGAATCGGTGACTGTTCAAGCAGATGGCAGGTTGAGGCATGAGTATCGGATGACTACTGATACTTATGCTGGTCACAGCATGGTTGATGGTTTAGATGAGGAGCATGCGCTTGGGTTCCATCATCTCGACATGGTTGATGATCCAATATATGTGAAAGGTATGCGGTTGTGTAAAGCGTGCATGCTGTTCACACCAAAGATAGAAGCAGGTTGTCAAAACTGTTAAAAGATAATGGTAGGGATGAGAGACTGCGCCCACTCCGTTGAGGGCGCAGTCTCTCAGTAAGTAAGTACGGTAAGTAAATGGATCTATAAACTACTAATGGATATGGAGTAAGATATGTTAAACGAGATCAGTGTGCAAGGTAAAGTTCAAAAGATCCGTACCTTCAAGAATGAGCGTGGCGTGATGGTGGTCGGATGGCTTGATCAGCGTGAGGTGTCGGCGTTTACAGATGGAACGCATGATCGTGAGATCTATAAGTTCGGTATTAATATCGTATCTTTTGAACCCGCAGTGGTTGATGCGTTAGCGGCTCTTGATGCTGGTCGCATGGACACCCCTCACACCTCGCTAGTAACCCTCAAGGGTTCTCTGAAGACTAAGTTTCCGCCCAAGGATTCTAAGTATACCCCTCAGTTGCAACTGGTTGTGGATGAGATCGTAGGTTAGTTCAAGCGGGAGGGGAGGGGGGCTTCGGCTCTCCTCCTCTCCCTTTTTTTCGGGGGCAAAGCCGTAGCCTGTATAGACAATTGCATGTCGGTTTTATTTTATATTGAGGGGAGTATGTGATGAGGTTGACTAGGCGTGGTAGGTTGACTGTTATATTTTTGTTTATTATTATGTTGTGGACAATGTGTATGTTGGTGTCTCATGTTGTGGTTGATTGTGATTTAAGAGGAAGTTCTACTGGTCCTTGTCAAGTTTTGTGGATTGAGGGGGGTTTGTAATGTGTGAGTTTGAGGATGATTCTATTGTAAATGATTTGGATGAACGTATTAAACAGGCTCTTGAAACTGCTGATATGTATTTGAAGGAGTCTAATAATTGTGCTCGTTTAATGTTGGCTTGGATTGAAAAGGCTAATGAGTTGATTAATAGAAGGGATGTGGTGGTGTGAGTGAGCCACAGTTTATTGATGGTGATCCTATATCGGATGATGTTTATGATGAAGATGAGTATGATATTGGTGCTGCTGCAGATCAGGCTTATGATTTGTGGGCTAGTAAATGATTAGAAAAATCATTGCTACTTTGAGTATCATGTATGTTACTGTCTGGTCTTTTGTTTCTTATCCTAAACATAGTGAAGCGTATACTGTTGCGTTGGCTGATAGGTTTGTGCATCCGCATTCGGAACCTTTTAAGAAATCGTGGACAACTGCGGTTTCTAAAAGTTATGCTAAAACTATGATAGATTTGCATTATCCTCAATGGTCTTCTCGTTCTGAGTATCGTGCATTGATTAAGTTGTGGACTAAAGAGTCTAATTGGGATCATCAGGCTAAGAATGAGAAGTCTACTGCGTTTGGTATTCCTCAGATTCTTGATCTTGATCCTAGTACTCCAGCCCCTCGTCAGATTGAGCGGGGGCTGTCGTATATAGATCATCGTTATAAGTCGCCGTCTAAAGCATGGGAGCATTGGAGGAAACATGGTTGGTATTAATACTTATAGTGTGTGTATTGTGTTTTATGTTAAGGCTGATGATGATGATGAAGCACGCAATAAAGTTACGGAAACTTTAAAGCATGATACTACTTATGATTGGGCATGGATTTATACAACACTAAATAAAGGAGAAAATGATGGCAAGTAAAAGTTTAACTATTAAGGTTCCTGTTAGTAAAGTAATCAAAGCACTTGAAACAAAGTTAACAGAAGTTGAAAAAAATTATTCTAATCAAGAAACAAATGAAGCAAATTATCAAAAAACATTAGATGCTTGGAAAAAGCAAGCAGCAAAATTATTAGTTGATAATTTTTCTAAAGCAGAAAATATTAGAATTGCTCCTCGCTATAATGGTTCTTGTAACATTGATTTTGATATTCCTAAAATAAAATTGCCTGAAGAACCAAGTCGTAACTTTGAATCAATGCTTGAGTGGAAATATCGTGAATCAAAAGAAGAAATTAACAACGCTTTGCGTGTTTTGCGTATGACTGATGAACAGTATGTAAGTACTTCTACTATGAAATCTATTAATCAGTATCTTTAATTAAACAACTAACTAAAGGAGAGAGTAATGACAACAACAACAGTTAGACAGTCAGCATGGAAGCGTGCAGGTACAGCAGTAGAGGCTACCTCTGCTGCTAGTGCAGCACAACAGGCAGGTTTGGATTGGACTGTATCGTTGCATGATTTGCAAGCACGGTATACTTATCCTGTATCGGAGCAGGAAAATCTTACGATTGGTTTGCCTGTTGATAATAAAGTAGGTGTTGTAAAGACTCACAATGGTGAGGCTTCAGTGATTGGTGTGGTAGGTAACAAGTATAAGATTGTACAAAACATGGAAGTGTTTAGTGCAATGGATGCGCTTGTTGATTCTGGTGATGCTAGGTATACAGCAGCGGGTGAGTATAATAATGGTGCTTCAGTGTGGATGTTGTTGGAGTTGCCTACTGGTGTTAATGTTGCTAATGATCCTCATTGTGCTTTTTTGTTGGTGAAAACTTCGCATGATGGTTCTTCTTCTGTTATTGTTAAGCCTATTATTGAGCGTTTGTTTTGTTCTAATCAAATCAATCGTACTATAATGGGTAAGAATAAGAATGCGTTTACTTATACAATGAAGCATACTCAAAATAATAATTTATCGGTGGCTGATATTAGTAACATTACTCAATTGACTTATGAGTCTATTGCTTTGTATGAAACTGTTGCTTATGATCTTAGTGCTAAGCAAGTTGCTCGTGATAAAGCGCGTGAGTATTTTAATAGAGTATTTCCTTTGCCTAAAATAGCAGAGAATGTTGATTATTCTTTGCTTACTCAAGGCGAAAAGCGTGCTATGACTATTGCTACGGAAGCAAGAGAAAGATCTTGGCATATTTATAGTGAATCTGATACGCAAGAAAATATTAGGGGTACTGCGTTTGGTTTGTGGCAGGCGGTAATTGAGTATGCTGATCATTGGAAGGGTGGTAGTGGTGATCGGCGTGCGCTTGCTGCCATTACAGGTAAGAGCGATGCTATTAAAGATCGTGCTTTGTCCATTGCACAACTAGTTTAAGGGGAAAGTTATGACTATGATTGGATATAATCACGCTGCTGTTGACGAATTAGAATTATCAATTAAAGTAATACGCAAAGAAGTTCATGCTTTTTTTGCTAATCTTGAATGGAGTAATCAAGAGGCTACTGTTTCTTTAGATGATGTTAATGATTTGCTTGAACAAATTAAAGCAGATAAAATAAAGCGTAAGTTTAGTGGTACTGTTGTGTTTGCTTTTGATTTTAGTGGTGTTGAGGCTGAAGATGAAGATGATCTTAAGCAAGTGATTGAAGATGCTACTGAAATTATGTTTGATTATGATCATAAAAATACTTACATTCAGGATATTACTGATGTTGAAGAAGAGTAAACGTCCTCAGTTTGATTATAAAGTTACTGTTAGTATGATGGATGATTGTGAAGATTTATCTTCTACAGATATTGAAAAAATAATTGCAATCCTATTGCGTAAAGCATATCTTCTTGACGTACATAAGGTGGAATTAATATGACAACAGTACTTCCATATAATGGAACAGCAGGTTGGTCAGGTAGTAGTACTTCTAAAGATAGAGCATTAAATAATGTTAAGTCTGGTAAAGAAAAAAATAATCAGACAAAAGCATTAGAGTTAATAAAGCAAATGAGATCATGGGGTTTAACTTGGAAAGAGTTAAGCCTAGAAACAAAAATTCATCATGGCTCAGCCAGTGGTATACTATCTGTCTTGCATAAAACAGGGCAGATAGTACGGACTAATAAAAGTAGATTAGGTTGCAAGGTTTATTTGCATCCTGATTATGTTACTAGTACAATTACTGTTGAACCGCATGGTAGGCAAAATAATTACTGTACTAATTGTGGAATAATTATCGCTCAGAATCCTTCCGTTAACTGAGTGATTCATATAGGTTGGTGGTGGGTAGGTTTTGGCACTCTCCTTCCCTACCCTCCACTAGCCTTTACTTAAGGAGAGAACATGGCAGAAGTAGAAATACAACGGGATAGATATGGCAGACCAATGGTTGTGCCGCCCAAGGGTGGCAAGCCAGTGCCGTATACTCGGACAACTACAGTTGCTGGTTCATTAGATGATGGCACTGCATTAGTAGCATGGAAGTTACGGATGGCAGCAACGGGTTTAACTTTGCGTCCTGATCTTTTACTTGCAGCCAGTGCTATGCGTGATAACAAGTTAGAGATGGATAAGTTAGTTGAAGATTCAATGGAAGCAGCAGGTGCTACAACACAAGCCACTATTGGTACTGCTCTTCATACTCTTACTGAAAAGTTAGATCGTGGTCAAGACTTGGGTGTGATACCTGAGGATTATGTTGCTGATATTCAGGCTTATCATGAAGCAACTAAAGATTTTGAGAATGTAAACATTGAACAGTTTTGTGTGCTTGATAAGTTTAAGATTGCTGGTACGCCTGATCGTATTGTAAAGTACAAGGGCGAGTTGTTTATTTCTGATCTTAAAACTGGTAGTATTTCTTACCCTAATAAGATTGCTATGCAGTTAGCAGTGTATGCTCACGGTTTGCCGTATGACCCTGCTACGGCAACCCGTTCGTCTTGGGGTGATGTTAATCAAGAGAAAGGAATCATTGTGCATTTACCTGCGGGTAGTGGCAAGTGTGAACTTCACTTTGTTGATATCAAACAAGGATGGAAAGGTATTGAACTGGCTATGAAGGTTCGTGCTTTTCGTGATACAAAGAAAAATCTAGTTACACCAATCAAGGAGATGATATGAGTAGTACAGAATCACCAATCAGCATTACTGTTAAAACACCAAACAATAGTTTGGTTACTGTTCGTGCGGATAATGGCGAAGAGTTAGATACTCTTGTTGCTAATGCTTTGGCTTCTCTTACTTCAGCAGTAGGTGAACTTGAAGCAGCAGTGCGTGGTGTTCAAATGCAAGCACCGTCAGCAACACAGGCTGTACAAAATTTAGTAAATAGTGTAGGTGCTAGTGTTGAACAGGTTGTTTCTAATAATCCTGGTATGCCTGGTACTGGTAGTCGTGTGTGTCCTCATGGGACTATGACTAAGATTCATGGGTTGACTGGTAAGTTTGGTCCTTATAAAGGTTACTTCTGTCCTGCTAAGCAAGGTGATCCTACTAAGTGTACGACTCAGTATGTTAAGGCTGGAGATCCTGCTTATAATAATTTTGTGGCAGACCAAGTTAAGCAGTAATGAAAACATTACGCCGTAGTATAGGCAAGCCAGAGGTAGGCGGAGAACCATTGCCGCCTACCTTTCAGGCTTTTCAGAGGGAAGGTATTATTCTGCGTAGAGCAGAGGTAACTATTATTGCTGGTACTCCTGGTGCTGGTAAGTCTTCTATTGCTTTGCATATTGCAGCACGATTGAAGCAACCGACTCTATATTTTTCTGCGGATACTAATGCTCATACTATGGCTATGCGTTTGTTGGCATTGAAGGGTAGGATTAATCAGTCTTTTGCTGAACATATGTTGAAGACTGATCCTGATCGTGCTGAAGAAATGTTGCGTGAGTATAGTCATTTGTATTGGTCGTTTGAACCAACACCCACGTTGAAGGATCTTGATGAAGAGGTTGCTGCTTTTGAAACTATGTGGGGCAAGAGTCCTACTCTTATAGTTGTAGATAATCTTATGGATGTTGCAATGGATGGGCATGAAGAGTTTGCTGGTATGCGTGCAGTAATGAAAGAGTTAAAGTATCTTGCACGGGATACTAATGCGTGTGTGCTTGTGTTGCATCATACTAAAGAAGGTGCACCTGGTTTTCCTTGTCAGCCCAGGTCAGCGTTGCAGGGTATGGTAAGTCAGATTCCTGCTATGGTGTTGACAGTAGGACAGATGCAGCAGGGTGAGGATTTATATTTGTGTATTGCTCCTGTTAAGAATAGGTATGGTCGTGCTGATCATACTGGTGCTACTTATGTTACTCTGGCTTTTGAACCTGGTGCTATGTATCTTGAGGATATCCTTAAAGATTATAGGCAAGAGATTAAGCAGGATACATTAGATGACGGGATGGAAATTTATTAATGAGTAGTGCAGCCAAAGCAAAGGGTAGTAATGCGGAACGCGATGTGGTCAAGTATCTTAAAGATTGGTTTCCTTATGTTGATCGTAGGTTGGCTGGTGCTACGTTAGATAAGGGTGACATATCAGGTATGCCTGGTGTGACTATTGAAATTAAGAATCATGCACGTATGGATTTGGCTGGATGGACAGAAGAGTTGTTAACCGAAATGGCTAACGATAAAGCGTGGACGGGCGTGGTGTGGCACAAGCGGAAAGGACGGGGGAATCCTGCCGATTGGTACTGCACCATGCCTGGACATGTGTGGGTTGATTTATTAAGGAGAGTACTTGATGGAGAAACCAAGCGTTGAATTTTATTTAAATTATATTCAAGCCGCCACCCCCGCCATAGGTGGAGGGTGGCGTAAGATGCGTTGTCCTTTTCATGAAGATACGCATGCTTCGGCAGCAGTTAATTATGATAAGAATGTTTTTAAATGTCATGGTTGTGGTGTTGCTGGTGATACTTATACTTTAATCCAATTGCATGAAAGGATGTCGTTCAGTGAGGCTATCGAGTTCGCACAGACAGTTCTTGCTGAAGGCTACGCAACAGTACGCGAGCCACATACAAATAGCGGAAGAGTATCTAGAAGGTCGCAGTCTGTCGGTAGAAGAAGCACAACAGTTTCATCTGGGAGTGGTCGTAGATCCACTGCCAGGTCATGAGCAGTATAAAGGTAGGTTAGCAATACCGTACATCACACCGTCAGGTGTAGTAGATATCAGATTCCGAGGTTATCACGGTGAAGACCCTAAGTATATGGGGTTGGTTGGTGCTAAGACTACTATGTTTAATACGCCTGCTTTATTTGTAGCACATAAGTATGTGTGTGTTACCGAGGGTGAGTTTGATTGTATTATAATGTCAGTTAAAACTGAGCATCCAACAGTAGGTATTCCTGGTGCTAACAATTGGAAGTCTCACTACACTAAAATATTAGATGATTTTGATATTGTTATGGTGTTGGCTGATGGTGATACAGCAGGGCAAGAGTTCGGCAAGAAAATCAGTAGGGAATTACCTAATGTTAATATCATTAGTATGCCGGAGGGTGAAGATGTTAATAGTGTAGTGACTAGGTTGGGGAGTGAGTGGATCAATGAGCGAATCAGAGAATGTATTACCTCTGGATGAAAGTTTGTGGGAACATGTTGAAAGTATGGATTATGCAATTGCTATACCCATATCAAATAGAAAACAAATTAATATTTTAGAAGCATTACAAGATATCTATGAGTCAACTAAGATAGATATTAATGACACAAGAAAGATGATTCTTGCTTTGGCTGCTATATTTATAGCCACTCCTTCTGGTAAAGCAGAGAAATTGTGGGAGGAACTGGCAGTTGAGGCATCCATGAAAGACTTTGATAAGAGGGCAAAGGAAATGTTAGATGAGTCTTGAGCCTGATGCCCGTGTAATCTTAGAAGAACTTGTATCAGTGCTGGTCAAGAAGCATAAAGACTATGGTCCTTACAATATTGCACTTGCTCCTGGTGGTCCACTAAATGGACTAAGAGTACGAATGTATGACAAACTAGCACGAATTAATAACTTATATGAAAATCAAAACGACACGCCGAATTATGAATCTTTAGAGGATTCGTTTATAGATATAGCAAACTATGCCATCATTGCCATACTAGTCCAAAGAGGACAGTGGGAAGGCGTGGATAAGAATGAAGCGCATAGTAGTGTTGTCAGATCTTCAGATCCCATATCACGATCCCAAAGCACTGAAGGCTACCGCTAGTTTTATTGCAGCCTACCAACCTGATGAGTTGTGGTGTGTGGGTGATGAGTTAGATGCACCCGAGCCTAGTCGTTGGAACAAAGGCATGGCAGGTGAGTATGCTCATACGTTGCAAAAAAGTATTGATCTTACTCAAGAAATTATGTCTAATCTTAAGACTGCTCTTGGTAAAAATAAGAAGTTTATTATTCAACGGTCTAATCATACTGATCGTATTGATACTTACATGCGCAAGTATGCGCCAGCATTTTCTAGTTTAAAGTCATTGCAAATTGAAGAGTTACTGGGCTACAATAGTCTTGGTATTACTTACTTGCATAAGATGACTGAGTTAATTCCTGGTTGGGTGATGGCTCACGGTGATGAATCCAATCTTAATCGTGTGCCTGGTTCAACAGCCATGAGTCTTGCCCGTAAGTTAGGCAAGTCAGTAGTGTGTGGTCACACACACAGGTTGGGTTTGCAGCATGAGACTACAGGTATGTATGGAAAGTTAAATACTTTGTATGGTCTTGAGGTTGGTCACTTGATGGACATTCGCAAGGCAGAATATCTTACAGCGGGTGTTGCTAACTGGCAGCAAGGTCTTGGTATTCTTATTCAAGATAAAAGAAAAGTTATTCCTTATGCTGTTCCTATTATTAATGGTGAGATTACATTACCGTGAATAATTATATAGAAGATTATATATCTATGGTTACACAGTTGAGTGCTGAATATTCTAAAAAGTATTCTATGGTGGAATCAAATGATATTGCTCAAGAGTTGTGGGTATGGTTTGTTGGGCATCCAGAAAAATATAAAGAGTGGTCTGCTTTAGAACAAAAAGATTGTGATAAGTTAATTGCTAAATCATTGCGTAATGCTGCTCTTAAGTTTTGTGAGCGTGAGAAAGCACGCATTATTGGGTACGATATATCCGATTTATATTACTATGATACATCTGTAGTTGAAGCATTTCTTCCTTCTATCATTACGGAGTCTTATGAAATACCTACGAAAATTAAAGATCTTAACACAAAGCACACCAAAGGAGAAGTATCTGATGGTAATAATTGGTTGGCTTTGCGTTCTGATATTGCTTCGTCCTTTTATAAGTTAAGTGAAACAAAACAAAATGTATTGCGTTTACGTTTTACTAATGAACAAAGTGAATGGAATAGTATTGCAAACACTTTAAATACTACCCCTGATGGGGCTAGGATGAAAGTGCAACGTGCTATTAGTTCTTTAATTAAACACTTAGGTGGTTGGCGACCGTTTAATGACAAAGATGTTAAAGGACAAGAGCATGAGTGAACCAATAATTAATCTTAAACCTGACTACAGTGCAGCAATGGACTATCGGGGTATGCCTGTTGAGGTGTGTCCGTGTGGTTCTGAAGTGTGGAATGTTAAATGTAAGTTTGAAGATGGTGAGATCACCATGTATTTCCTTGATATGGAGTGTGCAGTGTGTGGTAGTTTGGCTACTGCTCCTACTCCAGTAGATGTAGATGGATGTGACTAATGATTCATGACATAGTATGGAGTGTAATGTTAATTATATCTATTGGAAATTTTGTTTACTGTACTATTGAGTTGTTTAGATGACACACGATGAATTGTTAATGTTTTTATGGGAAAAGCGTAACTCTTTATGCGACCACCTAGATATTCATTTTGCTCTTAGCGCAATAGTGGAGTTACATAAACCAAATTCAATACCAGACTGGGTACCTACTAAAGAAAAATTGATGTGTTGGTGCGCTCACATTTATCCCTGCCCCACCATTCAGGCTATTGAGGAACAATTAAATGCCAACGTATGATTTTAAATGTAATTATTGTGGCAAGTTTGAAGAAACTAACAGCAACATGCCTGAAGCATGTGGATTATGTGGAGAACTAATGGTGCGTGTATGGTCTTCTACACCAGTACATTTTAAGGGTAGTGGATTCTACAGCACGGGGGGTTAGATGGAAGCGTTTAAAAATGATGCTGCATGTGCGGGTACTGATACCGAGATGTGGTTTACTCAACCTGATAACCCTACAACTTATGAGAATAAAGATACTCTTACAAGAATATGTAAGTCGTGTGATGCTAAAGTTGAGTGTTTAGATTATGCTTTGAGTGTGCGTGTTCGTGGGTTTTGGTCTGGTACTACAGATAAAGATAGGCAAAAGATAAGAACAAGGTTGGGTATTATTCCTAGACAAGTGATTGAGGAGAGTAGAGCATGAAAGATATTTTTGAGGGTGTGTTCCTTGCCCTGGTTGGTTTAGAGTTAGTTAAGGAAGTTAAGCATTACATTCAAGATAAATTGTATGACCGTAAATTAAATAAAACTTTAGGTAAAATTATGTCTGAAGATCTCTATAAGCCTGCCGTTAAGAAGACTACTACCCGTAAAACGGTTCCTAGCAAAAAGGCATAGCAGCCCCGTAAACAAAAAGAAACCCCCGCCAGGTATGGTGAGATACCTAGACGGGGGTTCTTGTCTGTATGCCCCCTTCAGGGGCGTTTAAAGGCTACTTCTTAGGACCGCCAAGACCAAAGTCTTTAGCCTTAGGATCAAGTGCCTTCAGCAGAGGACCAGCCACAGCCGCAAGACCAGCGGCAGCCAGAGCCTTTGGGTTAGTATTACCAGCCAAATACATTGCAATTACCGTAGCCATAGCAGCACGGAAATAGGACATCAACATAGCCTGTAACTTGGGATTCATTTACTCACTCCATTTTGGTCGGACAACAACCCTCACGGTTGTGGGATTGCGATGCTTGTAATAAACGCCATCCCCATTGGCTTGTGAACCAGCCCCGTCCTTGCAGGTATTGCCTTCCACAGTGTTAATCAAATGCGTATTTTTATCTACTCCACCCAAGGCAAACCCCACATGCACAGCCTTGCCTTCCTTGTGGAAATCAAAAAGCAAAATATCCCCAGCCTCAACCTTATCCACCGGCACAGTCATCTTGTTCTTTACTGCCCAGGCTTCCATAGCCTCACAACTAGCAGTACGAGTTACTAAATCTTTAGCCTTACCGGCAGACATACACCACATAACAAACATCATGCACCACGGATTATTATCCAAACCAAACCATTTCCCAAAAAGTGTTTGATTGTTTGGTCCCTCTTTATATTTCTCATCTGCATGCTTACGTGCATACTTTAATACATTGTCTGCTTGACTCATATTAATAACCCACCCTCTGATTCATCTTCATCATCGTCCAACCAACTAATATCAAGTTCAGGGAAATCTACACCCAAAGGGATCACTTCACTAGGACCAAAACCAAAACTCATTTTTCCACCAACAATCTATAGATTTCATCAACACGGATCTCAAGACGATTAACTTTATCCATCATAGAAGCACCACCGTTAGGTTTAAGTTCAGACAAATAATGTTTCACCAACCATTTAATACTCATAGCAACACATGAAAGAATAGTAAGGATAGAAACAAAAAGAGCAGCCCAATCAACAGCACTCATACTGTTCTCACAGTAATATCAAGTACTCCACCAAAGCCATCAAACCTACGGTCGGGTGGAGTCATGCGAGTAAAAGTAACTTGCTCAATAACAACTTGTAAAGTTTCACCAGTAGTAAAATCTTGAAACGTAAGAACATCACCACTCTTTTCAATCTCTTCTAACAATTGAATACGAGCATAAGAACGACCTTGATATCCAACAACAACATTAAAACGATCAGTCTCAATATCATAACACCATACAGGAAACTTAATAACACGTTGTCTTGGTGTAGCAATAGTTGCTTTTACTTGATAGCCACGAAACGTAGGACCAGTGCTAGTCGTAGTGCTATCTCGTTCTAAAGTAAACTTGTATGCAAGAAATTCTTGTGCTACTGCTGGAGTAGAAGTAGTTACCTCAACAGCAGCAACACCAGAATTATAACTAATGTGATCATAAACTGTTTCAACACCAGAAGAACTAGTAGCAACAGATGCAAGAGTAAAGTTACCTGCAGTAAAATTACCACGACCAATAAGACGTTTAAAGTTTTTAGGTTCAAGAGTACTAAAACGAATCTTGCCTGTTGTAATATATCCAGAAGCAGCAAGAGTAGTTAAAGACTGTATAGCAATACCATTACTACCAGAAGTAGTAAATACTAATTGATTACTGTTACCCAAAAAGTCTACGCTAGTTGCATAGCCAGTAGTAGTTGTAAGGAAAGCATCTTTTGCATAAGGAAATATTAATGTTTCAATTTGATTACTAAGATCAATACGGTATGTGCCAACATAACCATCAATAGAACCAGTAACATATACGTAACGATCACGGAAACAAAAATCTAAACCAGTATCAGGATAAAGATCATCTGTTTGAGTTGAAGGAATAATAATTGGACCGTATCCAATACTTCCCTCAACACCATTAGTATCGGTAGTTGCAACACGAACACCTTTGTTTGTACCAATAACTAAGTAACTTAAATATGATTCAA